CAACCCGAAAGAAAAAGATGAATGCTTCAACGCAATCGATAGACTACCAGCGGTTCAAAAGAAAGCTAAGTGGGCTTTGGATTGGATTGATAACGCATCATTCGCAGAAAGATTAGTTGCGTTTGCGGCTGTCGAGGGTATCTTTTTTTCAGGGTCTTTCTGTTCCATATTTTGGATGAAATCAAGAGGTATAATGCAAGGTTTATGTAATGCTAACTCACTAATCTTTAAAGATGAAAATTTACACTGTGATTTTGCAATTCACTTGTTAAACAATCATTTAGAAAATAAACCTTCTGAGAAACGAATTAAGGAGATTATGTTATCGGCTCTTGAAATTGAGAAAGAATTTATAACAGAATCACTTCCAGTTTCACTAATAGGGATGAATTCAAACCTTATGAAACAATACCTTGAATTTGTGGTTGACGGACTACTTGTTAAAATGGGTTGTAGTAAACAATTTAACGTCGAACAACCATTTAAATTCATGGAACAAATTGCTGTTGAGACAAAAGGTAATTTCTTTGAATCTAGAACTATGGAATATCAGAAAGCAAAATTAAACGAAACAATAACATTTACAGACGACTTTTAAATTCAGATTATGTCATTAAAAATTATTAAAAGAGGTGGTGAGGTTGTATCATTTAACCCACAAAAAATTTACAACAGAGTTAAAAGATCCGCGAAAGGTTTAAACGTAAATTCGGATGAGATCTTTATTAAGGTTATTACCTCAGTACCAACTGAGGGTGAAATAACAACTAAGGAACTCGATAGGTTAGTTAACGAGATTGCGGCGTCTTATACCGGTAGTCACCATGACTACTCGAGATTAGCGGCATCAGTTGCAATATCTTCTTACCATAAAGAAACAAATGATAGTTTTTCACAAACTATGATGGAACTTTACGAGGATGATATTATTAATAAAAAACTTATTGAAACTATTAACGAGTATGGTGCAGATACAATCGATGCGGTTATTAACCATGAAAATGATTATAACTTTGATTATTTCGCTTGGAGATCTTTACAAGAAATGTATTTGTTAAAAAAACCAACTGGTAGGGTAATTGAAAGACCACAACATATGTATATGAGGGTTGCCTTGTGGGTGACAACAAATATCACCGACGCTTTCGAATATTATAAATCATTATCCGATCAGTTAATTTCAAAGGCAACACCAATTATGATTAATGCTGGTACAAAAGTTCCACAATTAGCGTCTTGTGTATTACATTATAACGACGCTGACTCAAGAAAAGGTTTGTTAGATACCTTAACTGATATATCAACATTTTCTTCAGACGCCGCAGGTATCGGACTTTCCATGTCTAACATTCGTAGTAAAGAAAGTAGAATTTCAAGTTCAGGTGGATATGCTGGTGGATTATTAAAATACCTTAAAATTGTAAATGAGTCATTAAGATTTTTTAATCAACAAGGTCGTAGACCAGGTTCAGCTGCGATTTACCTCGAACCATGGCATAAAGACATCTTCGATCTTTTGGATATTAAAAAGAATACAGGTGCTGAAGAACTAAGAGCTCGTGACTTATTTACATCACTATGGTTACCAGATAATTTCATGAGAGCGGTTAAAAATAACGGTGATTGGTATTTGTTCTGTCCTAACGACATTAAAAAGGCTGGTCTTAAACCATTACAAGAATGTTATGGTGATGAGTATGAGTCTGTATATGATAAGGCGGTTGAATTAGGTCTTGGTAAGAAAGTTAAAGCACAAGAAATTTGGACAAAAGTTATTGAATCACAAGTTGAAACTGGTGTTCCATACTTATGTTCTAAAGACAATGCCAACAAGAAAACAAATCACCAAAATATTGGGGTTATTAAACAATCTAATCTTTGTAATGAAATTTACCAATATACAGATGAGGAAACAACGGCGATCTGTACGTTATCATCTATGGTATTAAAAAACTTTATCAAATCAGGTAAATTTGATTTTGAACTATTATATAACGAGGTTAGAAAAGTTGTAAGATCTTTGAATAAAGTCGTTGACATCAATAACTACTCGACTGAAAAAGGTAGAAAAGGTGGATTAGAACAAAGAGCAATTGCGATTGGAACCCAAGGTTTAGCGGATGTATTTTATTTAATGGACTACATCTTCACATCAGAAGAAGCGAAACAATTAAATAGAGACATTTTTGAAACAATCTATTATGCGGCAATCTACGAAAGTAATCAATTGTGTAAAGATGGAAAATATGAACCTTACAAATTCTTCAAAGGGTCACCAATGTCACAAGGGACATTCCAGTTCGATATGTGGAATGTGGATGAGTCAAACTTATCAGGAATGTGGGATTGGAGTAAATTAAAGAAAAGTGTTATGGAGTATGGTGTGTGTAACTCACTATTCACAGCACAAATGCCTGTAGCATCTTCAGCAAAAATTACAGGTTCTTATGAAATGACCGAACCAGCTCACTCAGCGATCTTTAATAGACGAGTAGTTGGTGGTGAGATTATGATTGTAAACAAATACTTGATCTCCGACTTTGAAAAGATAGGTATATGGTCTGAGGATTTGAAAAATGAAATCATTATGAATGAAGGATCAATTCAAAATATCAACTTTAATAATTACTTAGACCCTGAGGATAAGAATTACAATAAGAAAGTAAAACGAATTGAACACCTAATACCTAAGTACAAAACGATTTGGGAGATTTCACAAAAACAACTTATTGATATGGCGGCAGACAGAGCACCATTCATAGATCAGTCACAGTCTATGAATATCTATATGTCTAACCCAACATTATCAAAGATTACATCATCACATTTTCACTCTTGGGAAAGTGGTTTGAAAACACTTTGTTATTATGTTAGAACTAAAGCCATATCAACGGGAGCAAAACACTTAGCAATGGATATCTCTAAAAAAAATAAACCAAGAGTGACACCTGAACCACCAAAAGTTGATTTTACTAATCTAAATTTACCACCAAAACCTGAGAATTCTGATTTTGAATGTTTTGGGTGTTCATCTTAAAAATAAAGAAATCACGATTTATTCGTGATTTTTTTTTGTTATTGATATTTATAAATAAAAATTATTATGAAAAAAGTAATCAAGTTGACAGAAGGCGATCTTTCTTATATTGTAAAAAAAATTATTAAAGAAGATGTTGAAGAATCTATGGGTGCAAAAAAAGTGGAAAAAATTATCGATTCACCTAGAGTACAATTTAGATTAGAAGATATAGTATCAAATTTGTCTGAACGTGAAAAAATGAAAATTAAAAACGTTTTGAATCAAATGGGTATTGACGAATATACTTCTGCCAAAGATGCACACAGTGCGGTTAAAGATCTTGCAGATGAAGCAATGTCTGGTGAAATGAGTGAAGAAGATGAAAATGAATCACCAAAAGAAAGAATTGCTAAAGTTTTACATAACATAGGTGCTGGAAATATTTCGGCTTGGGGTGGTATTCCCGCAGCAATATTAATTGGATCTATGACAGGTTTCCCATTAGGGTTAGCAATCAGTTGGGGTACTACAGGACTTTTAATGGGTTTAGCTAGAATTTTAAGTGGCGAGGGAAGTGAAACTCAAGAAGCGTAAATAACTTTATCAATATAGATAAACCCTCCCCAAAAAGGAGGGTTTTTTATTTCCATAAAATTTTTACTTAAAAAAAACTGAACTTATATTTATATGTGATATGGCAAATGGTATTACATATGGTATTTCTTTTCCCTTCGTTGACTCGTTCACAGGTAGATATTTAGATGTTACAAATTCAACAGAAGGAGAGGTAAGATCAAGTTTGGTTCACTTAATTTTAACAAGAAAAGGTTCAAGATATTTCTTACCCGATTTTGGGACACGTTTATACGAGTTCATTTTTGAACCACTCGACGGTCCTACATTTTCAGATATAGAATCTGAAATACGAGATACAATTGGTACTTATATGCCAAACTTACAAGTAACTAATATAACTGTAGAACCGGCATCTGCAGGATTAGAAGATAAAGGTGACACGATTAATCAATTTGGTGAAAGAGAATTTAAAGTTACCAATATTGCTCAATTAGAACACACCGCAAGAATCAAAATAGATTATAGAATAACAGATTCCGCTTTTGAATCTAGTGATTTTATTATTATCAATATTTAATAGTATATGGCAGAAAAGAAAATATCTTACACGGTCCGAGATTTTCAAGGAGTAAGAACGGAGTTAATTAACTTCACAAGAACCTATTACCCTGATTTAGTTCAAAACTTTAATGATGCGGGTATTTTCTCTGTTATGTTAGACTTAAATGCTGCGGTAACAGATAACCTAAACTTCCAAATTGATAGGAGTATACAAGAAACTGTATTACAGTTTGCGCAACAAAAGAACTCAGTTTACAATATTGCAAGAACTTACGGATTAAAAATACCAGGTCAAAGACCATCAGTCGCTTTGGTTGACTTTTCAATCACGGTTCCGGCTTTTGGTGATAGAGAAGACTTAAGATATTGTGGTGTTTTAAGAAGAGGATCCCAAGTTAATGGTGCAGGACAACCATTTGAAACGGTATATGATATTGATTTTGCATCACCAATAAATGCTGAAGGATCACCAAACAGAGTAAAGATACCTAACTTTGACTCAAGTGGTAAACTAATTAACTACACAATCGTTAAGAGAGAAGTTGTTGTTAATGGTATCACTAAAGTATATAAGAGAGTTATCACCGCTAACGATGCTAGACCTTATTTAGAATTATTCTTACCTGAGAAAAATGTTTTGGGTATTACAAGTGTTTTGGTAAAACAAGGAACACAATACTCGACAATACCTCAACCACAAGAGTTTATTACAGTAGGACCTGATAGATGGTTCGAAGTTGATGCTTTAGTACAAGACAGAGTCTTTATTGAGGACCCAACCAAAGTTTCAGATCAACCTGGTATTAAAGTTGGTAGATATATTACAACATCTAATAAATTCATATCGGAATATACACCTGAAGGTTTCTGTAAAATGACTTTTGGTGGTGGTAATATTTCGGCTGAAGAACAATTAAGAGAATTTGCTCGTGATGGTAAAGGTTTTGATTTAAGTAGATATACTAATAATTTTGCGATGGGTGCGGCTTTGACACCTAATACAACACTATTTGTTCAGTATAGAATTGGTGGTGGGTTATCAAGTAATTTAGGTATTAACACTATCAATCAGATCGGTACCGTGTCATTTGCGGTAAACGGTCCTTCAGATTCAGTTAATAGAAGTGTTATTAATAGTTTGCAGTGTAATAACGTAACCGCCGCAATTGGGGGTGCAAACATACCGACAACCGAAGATGTAAGAAACATGGTGGCTTTTAACTTTGCGGCACAAAACAGAGCCGTTACGGTAAATGACTACAACTCAATCATTAGAACAATGCCTTCTCAGTTTGGTGCACCCGCTAAAGTTGCAATCACAGAAGAAAATAATAAGATAAAAATTAAAATGTTGTCTTACGACACAAGTGGCAGTTTGACAAATGTTATATCAAACACACTTAAACAAAACGTTGCTAATTACTTGTCCAACTTTAGAATGATAAATGACTACATCTCAATCGAAGCTGCGGAAACAGTCGACTTAGCTGTAACTGTTGATGTTGTATTAGATAATAGTCAGAATCAAGGTGCCGTAATTGCCAAAGTTATTCAACAAGTAAGTGAGTTCTTTAATCCTTTGGTTAGAGAATTAGGACAGAACGTTAATATATCTGAACTAAGAAGGATACTACAATCTGAAAATGGTATTGTAAGTGTATCTGATGTTCTATTCTTCAATCAAGTCGGAGGTCAGTATTCATCGGCACAGACCTCGATGCCATACTCAGATCCGTTGACAAGACAAATCCAACCAACAGCCGATACAATATTTGCAACACCAACCCAAACTTACCAAATTAGATACCCAAATAAGGATATTAATGTGAGGGTATTGAACTTAAAATCGGTAAACTTCTCTTAGTAATTTATTTTTCTCAAAATAAGATTATTTTTTCTAAAATAGGAAATAAACTATTTATGAAAAAACGAAATCTTTAATGCCCAAATCATATAGAATAAGAACCGAAGTTGGTGTTGACAAATACATTAACGTCAATTTAGAACAAGATTGGGAATCTTTGGAAGTATTATCTTTGAAGATTCTTGCTAATGATTTATATACAAGGATGTGTGCTGACTACGGTGTCGTAGTTGGTCGTGTTTTTGTTAATGGAGGGTTTGGTTTACCAAATGCGAAAGTTTCCGTGTTTATCCCTTTGGATGATGCGGATGAATTTGACCCTGTCATATCTGAGTTATACCCTTACAGAACAATCACAGATACTAACGAGGAAGGTTATAGATATAACCTACTTCCGAAACTACCATCATATAGAGGACATCAATCTACAGGTACATTCCCGAATGTGGGTGATGTGTTAATGGATGAGTCTTTTATTGAGGTTTATGACAAATACTACAGATTTACAGTAACAACAAATGAGAGTGGTGACTTTATGATTTTCGGTGTTCCTACAGGAACTCAGACTATTGTAATGGATGTCGACCTTTCTGATATTGGTTGTTTCTCACTGGCACCACAAGACTTAGTCCAACAAGGACTTGCAACTGAAACACAGGTCAACGGATCAACTTTTAAAACATCAACTAACTTAAGAGAATTACCACAAATTAAAAACTTAGTATTTGATGTGGATGTTGCACCATTTTGGGGTGATCAAGACTTATGTCAAGTTGGAATTACAAGAGTAGATTTTGATTTAACAAAACAAGCTAACATTAATATCGAACCTACTGCGATATTCATGGGATCAATTATCTCAACAACAAATGATGACGCGTTAAAGGTAGGTTGTAAACCTAAAAATAATACAGGTAATTTATGTGAACTAGTTGCTGGACCTGGTGAAATACAGGCAATTAGACAAACGATAAATTCCGACGAAAATGGATTACCAATATTAGAGGTTTACCAAGTAGAACAAGAAGGTAAGGTTATTGATCCTGATGGTACTTATGTTTTAAACGTACCTATGAATTTAGATTACGTTTTTACAAATGAATTCGGGGAACAAGTCTTGTCTAACGATCCAAGTAAAGGAATACCAACAAAAGGTAAATACAGATTTAAGTTTAAGTGGCAAAATGAAGAAGGACTACAAAACAGTTTTCAAAGAGCAAACTTTCTAGTTCCTAATATTAAAGAATATGGGTGGTCAAATTCTGCAAATGACCCATTTGATCAACCAACACTACAATATACGTATCAAATATCGGCAGGTGCAACTTCAGGTGCGACTGAAACTCAATCATTCGGGGTTAATGTTGGTTTATCGTTAGAGAATGCGGTAAATAGCTCATCTTACGAGGTATATTTGAATGGAGTCCAATATACGGGGTCACTTAACTCGATACCTTTCAATGTTGGCGATACAATACAAATTGTGGGTACACCGGTCAATCCTAACATCACTCAAGACTTTTCATTTACAGTTTATCCCGAAACATTATTTAATTTGTTAAAATCTTATGCATTCAGTTTAGATTGGGATGATTATGTAAACCCTCAAGAAGCGATTGATTGCGAGGATACCTTTTATGAATTCAAGTACAATAAAGTATACACAACCGCAATGTTCTTAGATAGATATAAGAACGGTATAGGTAGGGCAAAACATTTAGGTATAAAAGAAATTGATAATAGGTCATGTAAGTCTACCGTAAATACATTCCCTGTGAATGATATTATACGAAACTTTGACCCGATATTTTTCGTGTTCAATATATTAATTAACATCCTAACATTTCCAATATTAGTTTTATTATTTGTTGCTCACTTTATATCATTCTTGTGGCCAATATTGAAATATGTACTGATAGCACTGAGTATTTTTCTTACTTACGATGCTGGGATTGCCTTATTTAATGCGGCACAAAACGGAATAGCATTAATAGAAGCGGGAGCTGGGGTTTTCCAAGTTGGACTTGGAGCGACGGTCAACGTTGGTTTTATTTTAATGGGTATACGTCTTATTTTTGCTGGTATATTTCTTATTGCTGCTGCAACATTTAAACTTGTATTAGCGGCAGCATTTTTAACGTTTGCAATAGCCGCAGCCATTAAAGTCAAAGGATTCCCAAGAATTGCATTACCGATGATTGCCTATCCTGATTGTACAAGTTGTGATTGTGATTGTGGAAATGCAGAACAAGACGACGATTTTGATATTAATAGTGTTAGTGATGAAATTGAAGCTGCGGCGCAGGCAGCGGAAAGCGGGTTTTACGATACTACAATAGTACCATCACTTAGTATTATTGCACCTGTAAATTCGGCAGGATCTTACGAAATACAACATATAAACTTAGTTGGTCCTGATGACGACCCAACTCAAAATGTTTATAAATGTGGTGCACTATTACCGTATAAAAATTTAGCAAATTTAATTGCTGATGATGAAATCAATCAGGATTTGGCTGTTCAGGCATCTTTAGACTTAGCTAGAGTTATTTCAGGTTATGATGTATTGTCATCAAATAACCCAAATCGTTTATATGATAATGAACAATACTTACTACACGCCCCACAACCTTTTTTATGGTCTGCGGATAAATTAATATTTGGGGCCTTCGATATCACTCCTGACGCTAGATACTTCGCATACCCCCTCTCCAAAACTTTCCCACAACAATTAAATGATTTCAATACAAGAGATAAATATTTTAATTTTGGTGGTGCGGTTAATCAAATTCGAACCACGGTAAACCCAAGTGAACCAGCAACTCAACCATTTTTGGATCAAGTTGTTGTGATATTAATGAATCAAGGTGCTACAGGTCAAATCGGAATTGGTAATGCATGTACGTTCCAAGACCCCAACTATACTGATGCCCAATCGTTGAATCGACTATTAAACTTGACAGGTGCAACTTTAAATCAATTTGGTACCAACTCAATAACAGGGACTACCTTGACAGGTCAGACAAGTTTTACTATGAACTATGCAGACCCTGCAAACCCATCATCCAATTTACCAGCAAATGTGGTCCTCAACCTACCACAAG